AAATTCAGAAGTCAAGGCTTTTGGGAATAGTTTGAACCCGTAAGCCCCAACTCCATCAACTCCCGACAATCCCAACACAAAACACCTGAAAAATAATTTTTTAATTTGGTGAATGGGTAAGATTTAATACATATATTTGGAGTTCTTAACGTTGTGAAACAGAGAGAATATTGAAGGCAAAAGAAAACAAAACCCAACAAACTAAGGCGGGAATGATTGAGGCTCTTAAAGTTAGCCTCGGAGTCATAAGCGATGCCTGTAAAATCTGTGGTATTAACCGTTGGACTCATTACGATTGGGTAAAAACAGACCCCGACTACAAAAAGCAAGTTGAAGAATTATCCGACCTAGCATTTGAGTTTGTAGAAAGTCAGCTTTTCAAAGTTATCAAAGGCTACTCGATGCCTGAAGATAAGATTTTTCAGTATGAGGGCAGTCCGGTTATCGTGCCAACTAAAAAGAATGTCGGGCCGGACACGCAAGCAATCACATTTTATTTAAGAACAAAAGGCCGCAAGAAAGGATATGTTGAACGTACCGAGGTAACAGGTGCGGACGGTGAAAAACTTTTCCCTGAATGGCTCACCAACTCAATTCCAAAGGAGGCCAAAGGTGAAAGTTAATCCGAACCTCGCTTTTTTGGAGCACGATTTTACTATGCCTGAATGCACCATAGCGGCTTTGCAGGGAGGCACGCGTTCAGGAAAGACTTACGCCGTTCTAATGTTCATTATACGGCTGTGTAAACGATACAAGGGTTTAACCATCTCAATTGTACGTCAAACATTCCCTGCATTAAGGGCAACGGCAATGCGGGACTTTATAGAGATACTTGAAAAGGACGGTCTTTATTCCGATTACTACCATAACAAATCAGAGAACACGTATAATCTTTGGGGAAATACGGTTGAATTCTTTGCTATTGACGATGAGCAAAAAGTAAGAGGCCGGAAGCGGGATCTGCTATTTGTCAATGAGGCCAACGAAATAACCTATCCAAAATTCACTCAACTACTTTTCAGAACAACGGGCAAGGTTATTATTGATTATAACCCTTCGATGAATGATAGCTATATCTATGACCATGTATTGTCACGGGAGGACTGTAAAGTATTAATCACAACCTATAAAGACAATCCACATTTATCACAGAGTATCATCAATGAGATTGAAAGACTAAGGCTAATTGACCCCGAAGGGTATAAGGTATTTGGACAAGGGCAAAGAGGAAATATATCCGGCCTAATATTCAGAATAGCAACTGAAGTAGAATCATTTCCTATTGATATTCCTTTTGGATATGGAATGGATTTCGGATTTACCAACGACCCTACCACACTTGTAAAAGTGGCAGTAAAGGGCGATGACATTTTCTTTGAAGAGTTGCTTTATCAAACCGGAATGACTACGCCGGAAATTACAAGGTTTTTAAAAACAACCATAACAGACCGTAGCGAGATAGTTGCCGACTCAGCAGAACCACGTTTGATAGAAGAAATCCGTCGGTCGGGATTCAATATTTTCAATGCTATTAAAGGCCCGGGGTCAATCACTCAAGGCATAGACGCCATTAAACGGTATCGAATCAATGTAGTGAAAGGCTCTGTTAATCTTTTAAAGGAGTTCAGGAACTACAAATACAAAACCGATAGTTCAGGAAAAGTAATGAATGAACCAATTGACTATTGGAATCATGCTATTGACGCTGGACGGTACAGAGCTTCATTTGTAATTAACAGCCCAAAACTTTCAGCAACCAAAATAACCCGCAGATAAATGCATACATACATTGTAGATGAAACCCTATCCATTGACCTGCCCGCTTCGTGGGAGGAAATAACTGTGGGTCAGTTTGAGGAGCTTTCAAAATTAAAACTGAACGACCCCGAAAGCAAACTACTATCCATAGTAACAGGACTTGGCGAAGAAGTGTTTCATGAACTTGACCCCGACCAAGTGGATGAAATGATAGACGTTGTTTCGTTTGTGCGGGATGAAAAAATTTCAGCTTCTAACTACGAAGTACCGGAACAGATTGAACTTGACGGTAAAGTAATCACTACCAAGATAGAGCCAAAGACGGCAAACTTTATGCAACGCCACGCCTTTGAGCGGAGGTTATGGCCTGAGTTAAAAGAGAACAAAGGAGTAATCAATACGGGACTTTCGGTTGCACTTGCAATCTATTTACAACCACAGATCACAGGAAAGAAGTTTGACGATGACAGCCTAGATTCAACAATCGAAGCGGTCAAAAAGATTCCCGTACTCAAAGGATTTCCGGTTGCTTATTTTTTTACCAACGCCTGCACTCAATCATTGAACAAGAGAGAGAAATGTTTAACGAATCGACTGTTACAGAAAGTGAACGAGCAGCAGGCATCGACAGAATCTCAGGCTTTGGAATCCTCAACTCAATAGATGCACTGGCAGGTGGTGATGTGTTTAAATACGATGCTGCAACCGAACTGCCATATCATCTAGCAATAGCGTACCTGTACCGACAACATGAATTATCCTTATTCCGCAAACGATTAAAATTAATACTTGAGAAATGACAACATCAGAAACAGGAGAGCAAATAATAAAAGAATCTGCGGAGGCAATTAGCGGCGTCATGTTCAAGTCCATGCAGATGTGGGAGGCAAATGATAGGTTCGATGAATTCACACTTCCATTAGTTCTATTAGAGCGTGTCAAAGTCATTGACGGCTCAGTAGGTCAAAACGGATTCGACACGAATAAATGTACCATGTTACTCTACATATTTACAGGCATCATTCTGTTAAACGGATATGTAGAAGAAAAAGGCCCGTTAGTACTTGCGGCTGAAACCATCAAAGAAAGTTTGATTAAGAACATTCGTAATCACGCACTCACTCACATTGAAGGGGATTTACCATATCACTCAGAAGAAATAATGGAGTCGCCTCTGTTCACCCATAATCCATGTGGTGTATGGGTTCGTGTCACAGTTCCAATACGTAAGCGGGTATGCTAACAGATATTCAAATCATATCGCAGTTCATAAACGAGTCACGCTTAATGCTGATTGAATCACAGCTTACCAAAGGGCTAAGGGCAAGCGGTGAATCTGCAAAGAGTTTAGGAGTAACCGTTGCGCCCTTATTCGGGCAACTCATTGACAGAGCGGGGTACTTCTATTTTCAGGAGAACGGAAGAAAGGCGGGCAAAGCACCGTCTTTTAAAAAGATATACGATTGGTTAGAATATGAGAAGTATGGGTTAAAATGGAATTACACCACTACCTATTCGCGTCCGGTTAAGCACGTCTCAAAAGAAGATATAGGACTTGGACTTGACAGCCATAAATTTGAGGAGGTTAGTATTTCTCCAGAAGAAAACAGAAAGCGTTTAGCATGGGCAATCATTAATAAGATTAAGCTAAAAGGAACATACACTCACCAACGCGGGCCTACCAATGTGGTCAGCGATGTATTCGCAAGGGATAGAATCACAGCACTATCACAAGCCTTTGCAAGTAAGTACCAGGCGCAAGCCAAATCCGACATAGTCACAGAATTTAAACCAAAGAACTAAATGCCTTGTTTATTAGTTAACGAAAGTAAGATATTTCCCAACTTTGGCAGCGTGTCCAAATGGGTTGCCGCTGGAGGCAAAGACGATGCAAGTCATGTGAAGATGCAGTTTCAAAGAGTAGACTCATCGTCGACATCTATTGTCACAGCAAGCGGCAACACAAAGCTACAAAGCATCACTACTAACCCTTCAACACTCACCATCGGAGGAAAAGTTCATGCGACTCTTTATAGTGCCGGGTCTGTAATTCTTGCGCAAGGCACTTACACCATACTTGCATACACCGGAACAGACTTAACTATTAATTGTCCTTTCAATGCTTCGTTTTCGTTTGCACGCTTCAACTTTACAACCGATTACCAGAATCATTATTTTAAATGCTTTCATACTGTAGACGGCGAAATCATTGCTACCACAATTCACAGAGAAGGCCCGGACGCTACATTTTGGCTAAATATTTCACCGTTCATCAAAGGGTCACTAGATATGACCGTAAAGAAAATACCAGCGTCCGGGAATAATGATGTGGCAGATGGATGCGATGTTGAATTAGAGATAGAAATTTACAACGTATACACCGGGCCGGATGGATTTGTAGACGATGTGGCAAGTGGCGGAAACTTCTTTTTAAATGTTGTCAATGCTGCAAATCAGCTAAAGAACCCCAAAGGTATTTCATTGGTTGACAAGATAGCAGATAATACACCCAATCAAACGCTCAAGTTTTTGAGTGACTTTGAGCAGCCTGTTTGGTTTGCCGGATTTCCTTTTCATCTGACCTTTATTTATTCGGAATATATGACAAGTCCGATCAGCGTGACAATTGTTTGCCTTGACATTAACGGGACTTCACTATCAACAACTACCAATGCATTAACAGACCATAAGGGACACGTTAACAGATTATTTCTTCGTGGCAGTATTCACGCCGACACTGATACAATTCAGGTCAAGTTAGTTAAGACCACAGGCGGAACAGTTATGAGTGAAACAAAGACGGTGCGATACGTTCATTGTGCGGGGCGTGTTCCTGTTTGCATTAAATGGATGGGTCAGTCCGGCGCATGGAATCACTATGTCTTTGCAAGCAATCAACTCGAATCGCTTGCAACAGCAACTCCTGAAGGCGTATTCAAACAATTCATCACTGATTTAGCGACTGCACATACTGATAGCAGTTTTTTATCCGTTGATAGCGTTCCTGAATTATCGTTGGGCGCAAGTGGAATTCCATCTAATGACATAGACGGACTGAAATCAATGCTTTCATCTGCAAAAGGAATGATGCTGACTAACCCAGACGATTGGACAACTGATGGAGACGAATATACCGGAGTGAAAGTGAAGCCGGGCAGATTCTCTTTAAGAAAAACAAAATCAACTACAGGCGACATTGACCTGACCATTTCACTACCCGAAATCTATTCACAAACATTGTAATGTCAGAACAAATCTACATTAACGACTTACTTATTGAAATGCCGGACAAGCCTGTAGTGGCTTTGACCTCGCAGATCAATGACCTTTCAGAACTGAAAGACCATCAGAGTACGTTGTCTTACACAATCAAAGCACCCGCAACGGCTAGTAATTTAAAGACAATAGAAAACGCCGACAGGATAGAATCAAATACCGTTATTCCATACCGTAAGAACCGGGCAAGAGTGGTAAAGAATGGAGTGGATGTTGTAAAGAATGGATTCGCAGAAATAAGAAGCATTGATAAGACTATCAACTTTGTAGTGTATGAAGGTAACGTAGACTTCTTTGCACTCATCGAAGGAAAGAGTTTGCGGGATTTAGATTTATCAGCACTTGACCACCTTTTTAATTTTGCAAATATTACAGGTTCTTTTACCAATGATTCAACAGATGGATATAAGTATTCTCTGATTGACTACGGACAACTTGATGATACCAACAGAGAGATACATCCTAAAGATTTGCGGGCTACGGTATTTTACGCTTACCTATTTGAACAAATAATCTTACAAGCGGGACTTACTTTTGACGGCAACATCTTCTCAAACGCAAAGTTTAAGAAGATAATCTTAACAACAGAAGACGATAACAAAGGAATCTATTTTGATTTGAATGGCAGTATTTCAGAGGGCGAATCAGAGATTTACCAAGATCCGGTTGTTCCATATCCGAGAGCCTACCTTTCCTCTTTCTTGCGTCCGGCGGGTGAACTGTGGACTTATAGCATGACCATCACGTTCACTATTTCTGCATGGGCAAACGGTTCTAGTGGGTTTACAATCACAAGTAGATTCATGTGGCAGGCTCAGTATAATTACGTTCATTCCGATGCCGACGGCGCAGGTACGTTCACCAAAACATTTACATGGGACAGTTCAATCTATTTAAGCACCGTAGACATTCAAGATACCATTATATATGAGGCAACCAATATAATTGTCAAGGTAGACTTTGGAGAACTGTCAGGATATGTATCGGGAGAAACAGAGCCTCAGTTCTTTATTCACTTGTTGCCAATACCGATACAAACTATCGGATTGGGCGTAACGGGTTTCGGTAATTTCGGAATGGACTTAAAGAACCAATACGATTACACAGAAATAAACCTTTCTAATACGTTGCCGGACATTACTCAAACGGATTTAGTTAAGGCAATAGCGAACATCTTTCATTTAATATTCTACACTAATAAGACAGAGAATAAAATCTATATAAAACAATTCTCTGAAATAGTAGACGACATTGGTAACGCTGAAGACTGGAGCAGTAAACTTCACATGGATGAGAGTACTCAGTTAAAAGAATTCAGAATAGGCGGGTATTCAAAGAAAAATTATTGCACGTATACTGAAGACGATAGCGATATAAAAAAACCGTTGAAGTTTGGTAACGGACTGATAACAATAGCAGATGAAACATTACCAAAAGAACAAACACTATTTGAGTTGCCGTTCTCTTCTTCTATCATGGTTTCAAAACTTGTCGGGCTAATTATGCCTAGAGTGAACCGTACTGATGCAGACGGAGAGTTGACTATTGATACCGTACCTAGATTATTAATAGATGATACGGGCGCAATACTTGATACAGTTGGGGATTTGGTTGTCAATGACGGAGTGAGTAGTGTATCACTTGCAACAGATATTCCGTTCTGCTACTTCATAAATAAAAGCAAGGAATTCAATCTAGGATTTGATAACTCATTGCTTAGAGATAATTACGCTGCATTAACGACGGTACTAAATAAGACAAAGAAGATAGTGGCATCGTTTAAACTATCAGCCCTTGACTTCTACAACCTCGACCACTTCAAACCAATCTACTTAAATAAATTCTCTGCATACTTCTATGTAAACAAAGTATTAAACTGGACAGGCGAAGGCCTTACGAAAGTTGAACTGATACGGATTGGAGAACGAAACAACGCAATCATAAACCAACGAACAAGATACCGTTCAGCCTATTCACCTGACTACTACGGACAGATCAATAGAGATTGGGGTTCAGTGGGTACTGCAACATTCACACTGCAATCATTAATCATAAACGGAGTTGAATATGCGAGCGGGACAGGGAAACTAATCATTAACGCTCCTGCTGACTTGGTAGTAGGTATTGGAATTGATGGTGACACGTATGTAACAAACGTTTCTGATTGGATTACTTCATTCATGCCTGAAGGATATGTGATGCGGGACAACGGTATGTGTTTGGACATGGTGGCAGATTCAACATTTGAGATTAAAATATACTATGAAGAAACAGGGCCGTTAGGTGACGTTGGAATATATGTGTACGATAATAATGGATTCTATGAACCGCTTGCCCCTACAGTTCCAATCAACACATGGATAAAAGAAAGCCTGTGATAGACTCAACTACTCGTTGGGCTTTTGCAAACGCTCCCAGCCCCGTAAGGCTCAAGGAGCAGGGTAAATTAATTCACCCTGTTATAAAACACTTCGATAATTTCACAGACGATCAAAAGAAATTATTGAAAGGAATTAAATCATGTGTTCACCAAGTACTACCCAATGTAAAAGTATTTGTATTTGGTTCACGGATCAACGGACGGTGGCGGGAAACATCAGACTACGATATATTCGTTCAATACTTACCTAATCCAAAACAAGTTGAACAGTGTAAATCGTTTCAACATGGAGTTAGAATTGATATGAGATTCTCAAGGGGTGACGGTAAAAATATGGTTGAGATATTATGAACATCAAAGACATAGGTAAAATATTGTTAGTCGAAGCAGTTCAATTATTCAAAGGCAAGCCAACGGCCTTGTTTCTTCATAGTATATTTTAA